TTCGTTTTTTTTCCGCATTTTAGACCATTATGCTCACAATGGCGGAATTTTGACCCCTTTTTCATAAAATCTTTTGGCTTTTGAAAATTGGACATTTTTTTTGTCCATTTTTGATTTTTGGAAACACTTTTGCCCCCTTGTTTTTATCAATATTTCGCCCTTACTGAGAATATAAAATCAAAATAATATATTAGTATATTTTGCACGCTTTGTAGTGTAAAATTAAAATAACAAACAATGATTTGTTATCTTAAGCGAACAATTACAATTTTTTAACTTAAAGAACCTTGTTTTTATCAATATTTCGCCCAGACTGTGAATATAAAATCAAAATAATATATTCTGATTTTATTACCTATTACAGTGAGAATGTGTAATATTTAATTACGTCGCATACATAAGCCCGCAATTTCCGCCAACAAAGGTAACCACATTATATCTCTCTTCAAATGTATATAAATTAAAGTTGTAGTCGTATATCCTCCAAGTTGGTTTATTAATACCAATAATGTTTCCAGTTTGAGGGTCGCAAATAGCCAATGATTGTGCGTATGGGTCCAACGTTGGAATAATTGTATTAAACTCCAACTCAATTGTAGTAAATCGGCTCATGTTAATTGCGCCATAAGGTTGAAGGTCTATTGGTGAGTTTGATGTGCCATAACTGTAAAAATAAATTCCAGAATCTGCCCATCCACCGGTTCTAATCCATTTTTCTATGTAGTTATAAACGCCCACTGGTTGTAAATTCTCCCTATAAGAGCCGTCTAATAATATTCCCATGTCAACCAAAATTCCATAAGCATTTGAACCATGTGAACCTCCTGTAATAAACCATTTAGTTAATTGACCATTTGGATTCACACCGGGTCCAATATCAACAATAGTTGTTGAGCCATCTGGATTGGTTCTATTAATTTGAAATGTGCCGCTTGTTGGTGCAGGGACTATATCATATGGCGCATAATTGTACGGCCAGTTAGAGTAATTTGTCCACTCGTTTCGCAAGTTAACATCACTTCTTTTAAATACAAACGTCATTCCAGAAACCATTCCAATAGAATCCAATTGAATTTTATTCGGACCAGTAACATTGTAAAATATCTGTTCTCTCACTTGTTTAAATAAATATTTTTGCTCTTGGAGTGCAAATAATCTAGATTCCTCGTTGGAAAGAAAGCAATATGTGCAATTCAAATGAACGTCTGCATTCCATATTGTTCTTTTATCTACGTAGGAATTGAGTCCAAGTTCAACGTCTGGAGGCGTCTGTAAGAATCTATAAAATTGCATATACCATAAATTAAAATTAGGAGATACATAAGGAAAATTATTCGCACCATCATATACATCACGAATTCGGAATAACTCTTGAATTGGTCGCATTGTCACGTTTATGTGTAATTCATTATACTGTAACGAGATTAATGGAAATGCCATTTGAGATTTAAAAGTAAACCAGGAATTTAATGGGATATATAATGTTCTTCCATTAATAGAAGGGCCTGCGCCATTCTCATTATAATAAGCATTTGGGTATGAGTTAACGCGCGAACCTGCATTTGCTGGGTCATTTAATGATGCAACATTTCCAGTCATTTCATTAAATCCAAACACCTTTCTTCCAGGCATGTCGCGTTCAATCATTAGTTTCAAATATTCTCCCGAAAACTCTTGTAATGTTTGATTTCCACATGTAATAGTAATGCGAGATATCATCATTGCTCCTATGGAATCAATCCATTTAAATTCGTATGGAACCCATTGGCCACTGTTATATAGTTCAGATTCTTGGTCCGTATTCGGGGGCATAATAGGACTCCAAATATTTGGTAAGTCAACACTTAAATAACAATCCATCAAAAGGTCTGCATATCTAGGTATTTTAAAAGTAAAATTTGATTCTTCTGCTAAACGAAGAGTTTTTGAGCCTTCAAAGTCAACACGAAATTTCTGTAAACCAAAATTTGTATAGCGCGCATACGTCGCTTTGAAAAAAGTTTTTGACGGGTTTCCATTTAATATGATATTTTGTTGACCTTCGCTCACCAATTGCATTAATCCTCCAGCCATCTTAAAGATATATTATACAAATACTTTATATTTATTTAACTTTTTTGAGTTAAATATATATTAAACGCCAAATTAGATGTTTTTGATTAACCTAACCCTAATATACAACCCGACACGCGCCTCACAAAATATTAAAACAAATTTTTAAAACCATTAGCTAAATGAGTTATTGATTTTTGTTTGCCATTACTTTCACCATATGTTCCTGTATAAGCATTCCAGAAGAAGAAGCAACTAATTACTAGGAAATATGTCGCAGTAACATATTCTAGATATTTATTTGATACATTTTTTGTCAAGTAAGCACCAAGAAGCGCTACAAAAAAATATGTTATAAACAATATTACAGACGTTAAAACTTTCACTTGGCCCCTTTTATAGTATTGTAAAACTGCTAATAATGATATAGGTGGAATAATTGCCAATAAAACTGTTCCTGCAGCTGTTTTAAAATCAGGCACAATTCCTAAAACCAGTAAACCGGGAAGCATAACTTCAGCGCCAGACTGTCCTAATGCTCCACCTGACAAACCTGCAAGAGCGCCAAGTAGTATTGTTGGTATTATATTTTGCATATATCATATTAATAGATTTTTATTTATAGCAATTTTTGTTTAATTTAAACTCACTGAAAATAAATATTATATTATAGTAAGTAGAGTAAAATGGATAATACGAATAAAATGATGAATATGATGGCAAATCTTAAGGAGAATTATGCGGCGTATATGTTATTAAGCATGATTATAATTGTGATTATTGCAGCTTTATGGTATTATTTTTATATGAGAAATTTGGTGAGTCGTGAGTGTAGCAGCATGAGCAATGTATTTTCCGCGTTGAATGGTTCAATAAAGTCGTTAAATTCAAGTGACCCAAATTGTGGTTTTACTTTTAAAGACTATTATATTAAAACTGCATATAATTGCTGCAGCCCGGGAACTTTCAAAAACGACTATGTTTCAACGTGCGCATTGAAGGATGTTTTGAAGCAAGGCGTTCGCGGTTTGGATTTTGAAATATTCTCGATGGACGACCAACCAGTAGTTGCTACATCCACCATTGATAATAATCACATTAAGGAAACTTATAATGCTGTCGCCTTTTCCGACGTGATGAATATAGTTACTAACTATGCGTTCGCTTCAAGTGGTGCGCCAAATCCACAAGACCCAATAATTTTCCACTTTAGGTTTAAGAGCGCAAACCACAAAATGTATCAGAACTTGGCTAATTTGTTTAAGAGCTATGATTCATTCTTTTTAGGACCTGCGTCAAGCTTTGAGCAAAATGGAAAGAACTTTGGCAACACAAAATTAATGGATTTGGTTGGTAAAAAAATAGTTGTTATTGTTGACAAATCAAATAATGCATTTATGGACACGGAAGATTTTTACGAATATGTAAACATGACGAGCAACTCTATATTTATGCGCGCGTTGCATTATTATGATGTGAAAAATACACCAGATTTAGTTGAATTGCAGGATTATAATAAGCAAAATATGAGTATTTCAATGCCAGATATTGGAGCTGACCCACCAAATCCAAGTGCTATTGTTTGCAGAGAAACCGGTTGTCAAATGATTGGAATGATGTATCAGAAGAATGACGTAAATTTGCAGGAGAATAATGCGTTCTTTGATAAATGTGGATATGCGTTCTGTTTGAAACCTGAGAAATTAAGATACATACCAGTTTATGTTCCGGAACCTCCTCCACAAAATCCCGCTCTTTCTTTCCAAAGTAGAAGTGTTAAGAGCGATTATTATGCGTTTAATATCTAATTCAAACCTTTTCAAGAGGTTTTAATTTTTTAGAAAATCTGAAAAGTTTTCAATTTTTATCGCCAATAAAATAAAAATTGAAATAGGAAAAACTATTTGAACAATTTTAAATACAAACCAATAAACGCAAACATGAATGTCTATCAGTTGGGCGATAATAAAGATGAGTCAACTCTTGTGGGAGATAAGTTTCACAGAAAATATGAAGATTATTCACTTCAAAGGTATGGGGATTTTGTATTTCAGCAGAAAACATCCACGAATATGGATAAACTTTG